TCAATCTTTTTTGTACTTGTTTGGAGTGAATTTTTGTTTTGCTAATTGTTTTGCCATGCGCATAGAGTTTTCAAGAGAAATACGAATCATTTCTTTTGTATGTTCATCAATGGGTTCTCCATCAAACATTAATGCTTCTTCACTACTTTCTAATTCTTCTAATGTTTTTTCTAAATCACGTGCAATATCGCGTTCTTCGTTTTTCGAAAGCTTGTTAGACCTACCCAATAATTCATCTGTAGATATTTCATATAAATCAGCTAATTTTCCTAATGTTGTTGTATCAGGGTCACGATAGTCGCGTTCATAATTTGAAAGGACAGTATTTGTAATGCCAATTTTTTCAGCGACAAACTTTTGAGACCAATTGCGTCTTTCTCTTTCTTTTTTTAATCTATAGCCTAAAGTCATAGTTTATCCTTCCATTCTTCTATTTGTCTTTTCGTTAATTATTTTAACAACATTTCACGTTATGTGAAACTTTATTCACTAAAAGTTAATTTTTATCATTGACTTTCACTTTACGTGGAATTATTATTGATACATAAGGTTCACTTTACGTGGAATAAGGTGGTGTTAAAATGGAGATTAATCAAAGGATACGTGAATTAAGAATTTCTAAAGGCATTTCACAAGTGTTTATGGCTAAAGAACTTAGTGTTTCTGTATCAGCTTATAACATGAAAGAAGCAGGGAAACGTTCGTTTAAAGTACAAGAATTAAAGTGTGTGGCAAAAGCATTAAATGAACATCCATCAATTTTTTTTGAGTAATAATTACACGTAAAGTGGAATTTGTAAAAAACTTGTATAAAAGTAGGTGAGAAAATGCCATCAACTAATATGGCAGTACCAACAGACCCGTCGCATAAACATATAAAAAGCACTTCAAGAGGTGACACCATGAGCCAACAAGAAAAATATGCGGCGACCTATGAATTTGGGAAAACGAAAGTCCATGTTGTGGCTCCTGAGCCAAAATCACAAAAGGATATCGATAAAATCCGTCAAGCATATTACAAGGCTGGTTGGGCCATCATCAAAGAAATACAAGTGAAAGAAAACATTGAGGAATAGTTCCTCTCTTTTTACATGAATAATAGACAAGTTACATATGTACTAAATTCATTGTAACCATTTGAAAACAAAATATGGAGGCGAACAGATATGGGAACAAGCATATACTGCAATTCAGCAATAGGGGAATTATTACAGAATGCTAGAGAATGTTGTGATAATGTTCAGCTGAAAACGAAGAAAGGGTTATCTAAGTACCTTGGTATTACACATGAAAGATTAACCCGTATTGAATCTGGACTTTCTAAACCAGAATTTGAGCTTGCGATGGATTGGTGCCATGCAACAGGAGCAAAGTTGAATCAACAAGCGATTAAACATATTTATGGTGTTGGATTACCGCCTACAGATCCACGTTTAACTCAAGATGTAAATCTACAATTGATGAACTACATTAAACAAGCTGAAGAGGGGATTGCGGCAGCGAAGGAAATTATGAACTTACAAGTTGCAACCAGGTCATGGAAGTTGGATGAAAAAAAGAAACATGAATACACAGTTCATGCAAAAGAAATCTTCGATACAATCCAAGCTACGCAATGTGTAGTACAAGCTCTTGAACAAGTACACTTTGGCATTATGGAACAAATACAAAGAAGTTGGTTGCAAAAGGCTATGGCGGAGAACGTGATTATTCAATCGGTGGATAGCTTAATGACCTTAACAAAGGTGCTGTAAAGGAGGAAGGAAAATGACAGTAGATTATAAGAAACCAAGTTTAAGAGAATACAAGGAACTAATACGCTATGATGCAAAGCTAACTGGTGAAATTAAAATAGCAGAATTACTTAATGAGGATTCAAAATCAGTTGAGTTAAAACAAGAGAAGAAATTGTTGGGGATTCGAATCAAAATTATAGAAGCATCATTCATTTTGAAACATAAATGGGCAAAAAAAAAAGCTCCCGCCTAGACAACAGTAGCTGACAATATATTTTACAAAATAATTATATCATTATATTAATTTTTGGGGTAAATCAATGAACTTGTAGTTTATACCATTAAATTAAAAATATACCAAAATAATAGATTTTTAATATTTTTATAAAAATTAGAAAAGCACTGTGCTTGTCGTTATGACCAGAAAGGAGATGTAATTCATGAACGATAAATACGATTGTCTTCATGATCTAGTTCTACCGGGAGACTTTTAGTTTGCGGATAAACTTCATAATTGTATGGTTGCATGCGTTCATAACATGTTTCATGCAGAATCAACTGAAGAATCAAATCGCTGGGAAGAAGAACTGGAGCGATGTATGAAAGAATTTAAAATGCTTCGTGATACAAAAGAAGAACATGAGGCATCTATGAGTTATCGTGTAGTGATTAAAGATTTAAGAGCGAGAGGAGCTAACGCCTCACTAGTAAGACGTAGAAAATAAAAAATCTATCACTTAGCAGAGTGATAGATAAATGGTTTTGCAAAAGATCTTAGGATTAATTATATCAAATTAGTATTCATATAACAACGGGGTGTGTTGCATGCTTTTAGACAAGTCATTACATAGAGTGTTGTTGAATTCTAAAGTGTTTCAACAAGCAACATCAGAGCAACACCTAATTTACTTAGTAAAACAATATCTCAAAACAGGATACAAGAATTATCGCTTATTACGTGTAGAGGACGGATTCGCGATATGTAAACGGGAGGATGAATAATATGGCAGTTTATAGACCAGTACACGTTTCATTTTGGCAGGATTCATTTGTTTTAGATCTTACACCGGAGGAGAAGTATTTCTATTTATATTTGATGACAAACAGTAAGACGTCTCAATCAGGAATCTATGAGCTTCCACTTCGTATTATTGAAACTGATACAGGATACAATCGTGAAACTGTTATGAAGCTATTAGAACGTTTTGCTGAGTACGGAAAAATTAATTACAACAAAAAAACAAAAGAGTTGTTCTTAATCAACTGGTTGAAGTTCAATCCAATTAAAAATGTAAACATTGAAAAGTGCGTCTTAAAAGAGATTCAATCTGTGAAGGACCAGGATTTCTTAGTTGATTTCTATGAAACATGTTTGCAATTAGAACGTGAACAAGATTTCAAAATCCCTCGTATTAAGGAGTATTTATCATTCCGTTTGGAGGGTCTTATAAGGGGCTTCCAAGACCCTAGCAAGGAAGAAGAAAAAGAAGAAAAAGAAAAAGAACAACAACAAGAAGAACGCGCAGGCGCGGAAGAAGTTGTTGAGGTTAATCCAATTTCTTTTTACGAACAAAACTTTGGACTGATTACACCTTTTATTGCAGATGGTATTCATGCATGGATAGATGATTTAAATGCAGAGCTAGTTATTAAGGCTATGAAGATTGCTTTAGAGAAGAATACAAGAAACATGAATTACGTTAATACAATTTTAAGAGATTGGCATCTTAAGGGATTGAAAACAATAACGGACGTTGAAGCAGCTGATAAAGCATTTCGTGATCAACGATTAGCAAAGGGGCAACCAAATATTCAAGCTCCTTATCAACAAAAAGGTTTATCGGAATCTACTAAAAACGTAATACAGCAGCAACAAGCATGGGAGCGGAACATTCCAACAGAAGAAGAACTTGCGGTACTTAACCAACAGAATGCGTGGTTGGCCCAATGAGCAACGATATGATTCGTAACGTAGAAGCCGAACAAAGTGTTTTAGGTAGCATAATCCAAGAAGGCGATTTAATTAAAGATTGTCAGCTAAAGGCAAAGCAATTTTCCTTACCGACACATCAAATGATTTTTAAAGCGATGAGAGAGCTGGAGGATGCCGAGGTTCCGATAGATCTTGTTGCTCTCATGGGGAAATTTGAAGACAGTTTTATGAATCAAATTGGTGGTATTGCGTTCTTTGTAAACTTAACTGAAGTTGTTCCAACGACGAAAAACTTTTCGTATCACGAAGGTTTACTTATCGAAGCTTGGAAAATGAGACATGCTCAAGAGGTTGCTGGTAATTTATATAATCGTCTTCAGCAAGAAAGAGATATGAGCGCTATTAGTACTTCGATTGATGAGTTAAGCGCCATTGAGGAAACAGGTTATTCAGATGAATTTAATTTAAAGGAAACCCTAGTTGATTTGTATAAGAACATGCAAATTGATGTAGGAGATTTAACCGGTATACCAACTGGTTATGACGACTTGAATAGAATGACAGCAGGGTTACAAGAAGGTGATTTAATTATTATCGGTGCCCGCCCTTCAATGGGGAAAACAGCATTTGTATTAAACATCGCTTTTCATGCAGCAAGCGCTCATACAGCAACAGGAATCTTCTCGCTCGAGATGGGGGAGGAACAGCTACTTAAGAGGATGATTTCAAGTACCGGAAATATAGATGCTACGAAATTAAAGAATCCTAAGAAACTATGTAATTTAAAGGATTGGGAAAAGATTAGCCAAGCGATGGGATTAATTAATAATTTGCCATTAGAAATTTACGATAAAGCAAATGTAACGATGCAAGAAATTTACGCAAAGACTAGGAAAATAAAGCGTAAGTACCCTGATAAAAAGGTGCTAATTGCAATTGATTATTTGCAGCTTATTGTAGGGGATTCAAAGCATAGAGGGAATCGTATGCAAGAAATCGGTGAGATTAGTCGCAAGTTAAAACTGATGGCAAGAGAATTAAATGTATGTGTAGTTGCATTATCACAGTTAAGTCGTGCTGTAGAAAGTAGGCAAGATAAGAGACCATTGCTATCAGATTTACGTGAGAATGGTCAAATTGAGCAAGATGCGGATTTAATAGCATTCTTATACCGTGAAGACTACTATGATCGCGAGACAGAAAATAAAAACATAACAGAAATTATTTTAGCGAAACAGAGGAATGGTCCAGTTGGTGTTGTTGAACTAGCATTTATTAAAGAATTTAGTAAGTTTGTAAATTTAGAGAGAAAGTTCAATCATCAACAGGAGGCTTAATCATGTTGTTACGTCAGGAAGTAGAACGTAGAAAACTATTAATCATCCGTAAATTATTGGGATTAGGATTAGCTGAAATTAACGGACAAACATTAGATCAACTAACGTTAACGCAGCTTGAAGGAATCTTAATTGAAAGTTTGCAGGTATTAGAGGGGAAAAACAATGCCAAAGCAATTAACAATTTTTGATGTGGAACCAGTTGTATCATTCGATCTTAAGAGAGCTCATATTCAACGTTTGAATTCAAAATTACGGTATGCAGATGTGGTTGTGCAAATACCACGTCAAGTTAAAGCAATTGATGAATTAAAACCAACGACAGCACCTGATGAGCGGTATGAGTTGTTTGAAGATTACGTAATAGGGATTTGGCGTTACAAACGAGCGGAGGATAAGCAATTTGTATGGGAAGAAGCTGAAGAGATATGTAAACGAGCAAGGGATAGCAAAGAGCCGATTCCAATACGACTTCATCTATCCTTGGAACAATCATTTGTTCCGGAGAATGTTGTGCGGTATTTATAAGCATATAAAAAAGCCGAGATTGCTCCCGACTTACTTCGATAAAGTAATTATAACATATGGGAGTGATCTTGGTGGGAATCAGAAAAGAAAATCTTGTAGAAATGACAGCTGAAATAGATTTGAAAATAAACGGAATATATATTGTTAAAAATGGTCAGGTTCAGCTAATAGAACCACCTCAAGGTGGATTTGGGGAACAATCATTTGTATATCAAAGTGGAAAAGTAATTCGCATGGAAGAACGAAAAACACAGTTACTTTAATCAAATTTGAATTTTATACAAAAGTAGGTGAGGAACATGTGGGGACCGCAAAAATTCACAGAGGTCTTAGAGTTTATTTGGTATTACAAGTGGGAGTTTTTAAAGGCATTGCTTCCTATAGGAGTGCCAGTGTTTTTGTTTGGATTACTTACAGGGTGGTTCGTGTGGGCGTAAAACCAAACAAAAGCGTTATTTGAAAACAAAAAGCCCTAGAGTTAGGGCTCTAGGGCTTCTTGTTTTGGTATTCTCACATGGTTCTTCAAAAAAGAATAGAACATACTGAAGATAACATGTGAATGTTTCATAAATGTATCAAAAAAGTGAACAAAATTGCTATTGCAGAAGAAGTAGAAATGAAGTTTCTAATACGTAAGTACGTGAAAGGTATTATTTCCAGTGGATAAAATGTGCAAGGGGCACCTAATCATTACTTTATCGGAGAAAAAGAATATGTTATGAACTTCGTTGAATGAAAAAATGAAAATTTTACTTTAACCGAAGCTAATGAAATATATTTTTGGGGTTATATCAATAATTGTTATCTCGATGGACACTTTAACTTTATAAAAGTCCTAGAAGAAAAACACAACTATGAGGAATAGTAAGCTATAAAAGTGAACAAAATCGTTATTTAAATAAAAGAAACCCCGATTGTCTGCGGGGCTTCTAAGGGTAATCGTCAAGTAATGACGTACTCGACTAAATAACCATATCATGAATTTTTTGGTAAAAATACTGGTAAATGTGTCCAAATGAGTAAGGGCATCATTTTGAACAAAACGCTATTTTAATAAAAAAAGAGCTTGCAAGGAAACAAGCTCTAACGTAATTGAGATGTCTATATATTATCATTCATTTCATTATAATTCCATACGTTGTGGTTGAGAAATAAAGTATAAGCAATTTTAAAAAATTTCATTTTGTAGAAATAAAAAACCTAGTTTCCTAGGGTAATGGTATAACAGCTCAATATATTCTACTCTTTTATATCGTAACGTAATATTAAGTTAAAAACATCAGGGAAATGCAACCAATTTCAGAAAATAAGAGCAGCTAGCAAAAGCTAACTGCTCAGTCTTGAAGGAAGTCTCAATCAGTACGGTTACACATAAGAGATTTCCGGCTGTTAAACAGCCTATCTATATTATTGACTTAATATGGAGTTTTATTCAAAGGGACTTATAATCTACAAATTAGATTATGATATTTGCTATTACCCATATCGCCCAGAAAAGAACTAAAAATTCAATTGTAATCCAAAGTGCTTTCTTCTCAGGTTTTTTAAACTCTTTTATTAAAGAGAAAACAGCACTAATTGCTATAAGGATGAAAAGAACGAGTCTTATTGTATCTGGCATTTTAACCACTCCTAATTTCAAATTAAATTAATTATCTAACAATTTTTAAATTTTTAGATAATTACTGGTGAGAATTAAGCAAAATTTAAACAAAATAATCCTTTTGTTTATAGAAAAACAAGCTATCACGTTCCGTTGATTGGGAAACTTTTCTAATGTATTCTTAAGAGAAGATGGGAATAGAAAGACTATCTTCAAGAGGAGAGTGATTAATTTATGTTAGTAAAGTGGTTGGATAAATTAAAAGAACCTAAATGTATACATAGATATAAAGTTATTAAAAGTCAAGACAGTGAAGATTTTAAAACCGGTAAGATGGGGATAATTAGTTATTATAAATGTGAAAAGTGTGGGAAAGAGAAGGAAATCAGCAAATATACTAATGATGTTAATAGTGACTATTGGGATATTTAAGATAAAAATCGAATAAAGTCCGGCTAGAAAACTAGAGGACACCAATTCATTAAAGCAGCGATTAAAGCTGTTTTAGGAATAGGTGTCCTTTTTATTTTGAAAAGGGAGATGGGGAAATGAAGGTATTTAAGGATCAGCTACGTGAGTGGAAAAAGCAATCAAAACCAGCAAAGAAGAAAGGCAAGAAAAAGCGAAAAGAGAAATTTAGTACTCATGAAATTGAGGATTTAATGGGGATGCATAGACCTTGTTATGAACGGAGACGTGGAGCTTTAAGACAAAAATAATTAAAAAATAAAAAGGAGTGGTCTTACATGACTAAACAATTATCTTTCTTACCAAAAATTGATAGAGCAGCAACGCAAGAGAAATTAGAAGGTGTTCTTGAAAGTGTGCGTATATATAGACAGTTCGGCATGATTCGTAAAGAAATGAAAGTCACTCCTTCTTATGAAATTAGAGAACATGGTCCAACACATGCTGTCGGAAAACCGTTAGAAGATGTTGCTATAGCAAATATTCAACAAAGTAAACGAGAAGAGTGGCTTGAAAGAATGTCGGTACGTATTAATCAGTTTCTAAATCGATTAGGAAACGGACGTGCTGGAAGCATTCAAAGAGATATTATTTATAAACGTTATTTAGAAGAAGAGGACGTATGTGATTACATGGTTTATAACGAAATAGGAATGTCAGAGCGTACTTATCGACGTTGGAAGTCTAAAGCATTTTATAAACTTGCTTTTGCGCTTGGATTAGAAGTTTACGAGACAGAAGAAACGGGGGGAATAAATAATGAATTTTGTTCAGCCAATACGTGATCCAGAGCAAATACAACAGATTAAAGAATATCTGAAAGAAAACAGCGAACGTAATTTTATTTTGTTTGTAATGGGAATTAACACAGGTTTACGTATTAGTGACATTTTAAAGCTGAAGGTTGGGAATCTAAAAGGAAGTCATATTTCAATGCGTGAAATGAAGACTGGTAAGCAGAAACGAATTCAGATTACTGCGGCATTAAGAAGAGAGTTAAAGTGGTACATTGAAGATATGAAAGATTATGAGTATCTAATTAAGAGCAGGCAAGGAAAGAATCGACCAATAGGAAGAAGCATGGCATATAAAATACTTAGTACCGCAGCAGCAGAATTTGGATTAGACGAGATTGGGACACATACACTACGTAAGACATTTGGATATCATATGTACATGCAAACAAAGAATATAGCTTTGTTAATGGAGATATTCAATCATTCATCCGAAAGGGTAACGTTGAGGTATATAGGTGTAAATCAAGATGCAATGGATAAAGCGATGGCTAGATTTAAAATCTAGCCATCGCTTGTTTATTTTGTTTAATTATTTGAATGATTTTAGATAACCTTTAAAAAATAAATAGGATAATATGAATTCTAAAATTTTACAATCTATTAAATTATATATCGTGATTTTTAGAATTTGGATATATAATAAGCTGAATTCTAAAAATAAAGGAGTTTATGACGTTATGAAAAAACAAATTGCGGCAATTGCACTAGCTACAACTCTAGGATTAAGCATCCAACCAATTATAGGAGCTGCAGAAACAACTCAAAATGCTCAAGCGGCAGAAAAAAACGGTTGGATAGGAGAAAATGGGACATGGTACTTCTATGAAAAAGGGGTAAAGAAAACAGGTTGGGTAACAGACAATGGAAAAACGTACTACTTCGACCCAAAGGCGAATGGTGCCCTGAAAACAAGATGGTTAGAAGAGAATGGAAAGACCTATTATTTTGACATCAACAACGGAACATTAAGAACCGGATGGGTACAAGATGAAGGAAAAATGTACTACATGGACCTTAGTAGTGGTGTAATGAGAACAGGTTGGGTATGGATAGAAGAAACAGGTAAGATGTATTATTTCGATACTAAAGGTGTATTACAAACTGGTTGGGTACAAATTGACGGAACAATGTATTATTTCGATGTTAATAATGGTACCTTGAAAACTGGTTGGTTAGAAGAGAATGGAAAAACATACTACTTTGATCCAAATAACGGGAAGTTAAAGACTGGATGGTTGCAGGAGAACGGAAAAACTTATTACTTCGATATTAGTTATGGCTATATGGTAAAAGGACAAGTAACTATTGACGGTAAAACTTATAATTTTGCCAATAACGGAGAGCTACAGAATGAAGTAGCAAATAAGGCAGATAAAATTATTACAGAAGCAAAAAAACATATAGGAAAACCGTATGTATGGGGAGCAAATGGCCCTAATAGTTTTGACTGCTCTGGATTCATTTCCTATGTGTTTAATCACGCTGGATACCCAGTATCAAGAACAACAGCTCAAGGGTTATACGACAAATCTTCAAAAGTTACAAATCCTCAACCAGGTGATCTTGTATTCTTCCATAGTACATATTCACCCGGTCCTTATATTACTCACGTAGGAATTTACATTGGTAATAATAAAATGATTGATGCTGGTGGTGATCATGTAGATATTCGAGATTTAACTTCAAGTTATAATCGTAGTCATTTTGCTGGATATGGCAGAATATAAATTTTGAATAAGTAGTATGCCGCTAAAAATCACTAAAAAAAGTTCAGTACCTATATTATAAAGGACTGAACTTTTTTGATTTCTTTTTTCTATTATTCATAAAAAAATGGAATCTCTAACCTATTCTAATTCTTTAGATTTCAAGCTTAATATTTTATAAGTAATAAAAGAATGAAACGTTTAAGGTAATACATATATTTTAACCGTTTGTACTCCCCAATTTCTAGAAACCTCTTTAGAAGGAACAAATACATCTATTTTATTCCCTTTAATAGCTCCACCCGTATCCCTAGCTTCCGCAGGACCATAACCTTCAACATATACTTTTGATCCAAGTGGAATAACTGAAGGATCTACAGCGATAACTTTTAAATTAGGATTAGCAGTCAAATCATCTCCCATTTTTGTATAGACATGTTGTCCTGGTTTCGCACCATTTTCTAATGGATCATTTGTATAAGCTGTCGCTCTTACTGTCAACTCACGTGCATTCTCAACCCATTGTCCATTTTCTTTAAAATAACTCATTTTCCCGTCGATTCTATTCCAACCGGTTTTCATTGTCCCATAACTAAGATCCATGTAGTACATTTTCCCATTATATTGTACCCATCCGGTTCTTAACTTCCCGTTATTTGGATCAAAGTAGTATGTTTTTCCATTCTCTTCTAACCAACCAGTTTTCAAGGTACCATTATTAACATCGAAATAATACATTGTTCCGTCAATTTGTACCCAACCAGTTTGTAATACACCTTTAGTATCGAAATAATACATCTTACCTGTTTCTTCTATCCATACCCAACCTGTTCTCATTACACCACTACTAAGGTCCATGTAGTACATTTTCCCATTATATTGTACCCATCCGGTTCTTAATGTACCGTTGTTGATGTCAAAATAATAGGTCTTTCCATTCTCTTCCAACCATCTTGTTTTCAGGGCACCATTCGCCTTTGGGTCGAAGTAGTACGTTTTTCCATTGTCTGTTACCCAACCTGTTTTCTTTACCCCTTTTTCATAGAAGTACCATGTCCCATTTTCTCCTATCCAACCGTTTTTTTCTGCCGCTTGAGCATTTTGAGTTGTTTCTGCAGCTCCTATAATTGGTTGGATGCTTAATCCTAGAGTTGTAGCTAGTGCAATTGCCGCAATTTGTTTTTTCATAACCTTTCAATCCTCTTCTATTTTTTTACAATCAATCTATTATATAATTAAACTTCATAATATATCAATATATAATTAGCATTTTGTATTCTACAGTATCTTTTCTTTAATAGTGAAAAAAGTAAGGTGCTTATCTAGTGATATAAAGGGGTATTTCTTAAATACAGTTATTCATAAATTTCATACTGTGTAACTCAAAAGAGAAAGTTAAATGTAATCAATGATATCAAGGGATTCACTGGATGGGTCAGTTACACAAAATATAAGATATGGGTAACTGGGAAAAGAATTTATATGATGAAATTACGATGGTAGATATGGAATTGCACTATTTAATATGTGAGAAGTAACGTGAACATGATAATAACTAAAGTTGCACCGATTTTAGGATTTATAGGAGTGATTATAGCATTGGTAGTCAATATAAATTTTACTAATATAGGTGAAAAGTAGGGGTAAGGCAGCAGGCCCATCAACTTAAGAAATCAGAACAAAATAAGTCATTTTGGAGTCGTCTGTTTAGTAAAGAAATCAAAATTTAATGCTAAAGAGAATTTTGATCTTGATCTTTTATTAATAATGATATTTAATTTAATATTTTAACACTATATATATTAGTCAAGCATATAATGTAGCATCGGAATAGGTTTCACTCACTTATTTTAGATTACTTTATTTTATAGTTTTCTTTTTAAGTAGGTTAATTTTGAACGTTTAGAAGTTCTCTTATTTACAAGTTTAAAACAAAGAAGCACTCAAATTGAGTGCTTCTTTGTTTTAAACTTGTACTTGTTGTACTTGTAAAACTTTTACAGTAAGATCTAGTACAATTTTTTCGCGAAGAGTATCAAATGGTTCGTTTAGGTTTGTTGGACAAGGTGAAAAGTCTAATTCAAAAAATTGAGCGCTGACTAATTCGCAATACGGTTGTTCATTATAAAAAACTGTATTTTCGAAGAAGTATTTGTCTAAACGTGGTAGATCACCATTTTTAGGATTAATAAAGTGAGAAGTAGTATCTGAGGAAGCAGCTACTATAGCTTGTGATAGAAAATTACCAGCTGTTAAATCAGCAAATCCAGAAAATGGAACATTAGCAATGCGGTCATATAGCACACCATTACACTCGTCATTTGCATATTCAATGTTTTTACGAATATATCCTTGTACAAATAATTTTGCTCTTGTAACTCGGCGATAAGGTGTACCTGGTACTGGAGTAAATGCTACAGGAACTAACTTACATTGTGTTAAAAATGCATTTTTTAAAATGCGTTTGATTTCAACTGCTGGAGGATCTAATGAAATATCAGATTCTACAACAATTTGAATCGTTCTTTCTGCTAAAACAACTGGGATTTTTACAATGGGTGCTCCTGGAGTAAGAATTGGTGTTGCAGCTGCATCACTTAATGGTGTTTGAGTTTGTCCATTTACCTCACAAGGTACGTTTATTGGGCATTGTTCACTCATATTATCTAATCTCCTTTTTAAAATTTATTTAGATTTTTAAAATCTTTCAATGTCAATATATTCGTTTTTTTCATTTATGTATAAGCATGTATACTAGTTTTTAAAATTTATTTATAGAAATTTATTAATAGGAGATATTTTTATAAGATGTATGTTTCTATATAATTTCATTGTGCTCAATATCCGAATTTAATAATGTGTTATTTTAATAAGATTTACAGAAAGAGAAACATGAGTTTTTTTATTGAAGTTGTAGGAAAAATCTAAGGAAGAAGAGGGCGAGATACCTGGCGGCTTAAAATGGTGACGACGGATTATATATTCCTATAAAAACTATCAATAGTCTTGTTATATCCTGCTGTAATTGTAGAAGTAGAATATACAACATTGGCAAATAAAAAATGATATATAGGAGTAAAACAACACTCGATAAGGAAAAAGAGTTAGAAATCATTCAAATTATTTATGTTGTTAAAAGATGGTGTGAAAACGAAAAAGTAGTTCAAACTACAGTTTCAAATACAGAATAGAAAGATGGGGAAATAGTGGCAGAGTCGTGACCGCTTTTTGGCAGGAAATGTGCCGGTTGTTTTGGAATTAACGTGATATATTTGTATTGTGAGAAGTGGCGGAAAACACAACTCATGAAGTTCCTTTATAGTATGTTGTCTAAATGGCTTCATAATGACGGCACATGAAATCCGAAACCAGACGATGGTACTGATTGAATGTTACCGTTATTAAGGAGAGCTTTTGCTCTTCTTCCAGTTACTTAATATTGTTGGAGCGAATGAATGTAGCGACATTAGGTGATTGGAAGAAGAATAAAACTTCACGTACCACAATTGAAACATAAATAAATGATTGATAGAAAAGCATCCATTCGGGTGCTTTTTACTTTGGAGGGATGAATGATGAATCAATTAAAGCTAAATAAACAAGAACATGCGGTTGTAATTGGTACATTAATTCCATTGCTTGGACAAGATCTTGTAAACGAACGAATCGATAAACAGAAATTAGAAAGTGCAATCCCAGTCTTTAATGCAATGGAGGATAATACGACGCCAAAGCAAAGAAGAGAAGCGATGATTAGTTTGCTTGATAAAATTATGGATGCATTCCTAGAGAGTAAGGAGTGATATAGATGTGTGAGCATAAGTATCAAGTGTTAGATAGTGAGACTACTTCTTTTTATTCTGATGTTAATCGTTATGGTGTAGATGTTTCTGTTACTTTCTACTGTGAGAAGTGCCTTGATATTCAACATAGAGAGAAGCGAATTGATACAGGTGTGATTGAGGTAACGGATAGTGAATGAATATAAAACCAAACAACAGAAGCGTAAGTTCTATGACAGTGGTGAGTGGAAGAGTATACGTGAACAAGTAAAGAAGCGTGACAACTATGAGTGCCAAGAGTGTAAACGAAACGGTCGTGTACAAACTGATACCAATGAGTACAGTGAGAGTGCAAAGCGTAAGAAGATACAACTCGTTGTCCATCATATAAAAGAACTCGAACATCATCCAGAACTTGCATTAGAAATAGATAATCTCGAAACAGTATGTGTGGATTGTCATAATAAAGAACACGGAAGAACATTCAAAAAGAAACAAAATAAATGGGAACACGATGAAAAGTGGTAAAAATGAATCGATGATAATAATCCCCCCCTTAAAATATTTCAGCAAAAATTGCTCAAAGGGGCACCGGAGGAGGGGGTTAACTGTCAGGTTTTTTTCGATTTTACGCACGTAAGGGGGGGTGGGTAGATGGCTGTTAGTATTGTGAGGTTAAAAGAACAGCTCATGAATAGTATTGATATCACAGATTTAGTCGAAGTTGAAAAAGTAGAAAGATACATTGATCTGGTCAAAGCATTTAGAAAAATAAATAAAACCATTAATAAAGAAGGTGAATCTGTAACAGTAAAAAATGGTTCTCAAGTTTTTGTTAAAGCCCACCCTCTTATAAGTGAGAGGAACAAAATTAACAGTTCTTTAATTGCTTTAGGAAGAGATATAAAATTCGTTCCTAAAGTGGGTGCTTCTAATACGGGATACAGTCCAAGTGATTTAATATGATCAGGCAAAAGTATGTAGATGAATATATTGAGCTTTATAGGAGTGGGAAAATAAAGTTCAACAAAGAAAGAGAACTGTTAATTGACTATCTAGAAAAATATGTTTTGAACAGAGACGATTTGTATTTTGATGATGAAATGATTGAGAAGTGTATCCGTTTTGGAGAGAAATGGTACTTCCCGTTGCAAGCCTTTCAGAAATTCTTAATAGCATTCGTTTTTTTGTTTTATAAGAAAAATGGCCGCGTGTTTTACCGGAAATTTTTGTGGATGCTAGGACGTGGTGGCGGTAAAAACGGATTAATATCAGTCATCATTCATTTTTTAATTAGTGAAATGCATGGTATCACGGAGTATAACATTTCCGTTGTTGCAAACAGTGAAGAGCAGGCGAAAACCAGTCCGGATGAAGTTCATAAATGCGTCAAACGAAATGAAATATTGCAACGAGCATTTAAAACCACATTAACCCAAACTGTCTCTAAAGCAACAGGAAGTATATTGAAGTTTAGAACGTCTAATGGAGATACAAAAGATGGTTTGCGTGATGGCGCGGTTGTATTTGATGAAATACATCAATATGAAAGCAATAAAGATGTTCGAGTCCACATTAGTGGTTTAGGGAAAAAGAAAAACCCACGTGAATTTTACATTGGTACAGACGGGTATGTACGAGACGGATTTCTAGATAAGCAAAAAGAAAAAGCAATGAAAGTTTTAAATGGTGAAGCCCGTCCAAATGCTATCTTTCCGTTCATTTGTAAATTAAATGATGAAAAAGAAGTCGATGATATCGATAATTGGGAAATGGCGAATCCGATGTTATCTCATCCTTTAAGTGAGTATGCTGAGGGATTACTTGAAACGATAAAAGAAGAATATGAGGATTTAGAGGATGATCCAAGCAACCGAGAGGAGTTCATGACAAAACGAATGAACTTGCCGGTTACAAATTTGGAGCGATCTGTTGCGAAATGGTCAGAAATTCTTGCTACAAATCGTCCATTTCCTGATTTATATGCTCAAGAATGTATAGGAGCATTAGACTTTGCAAGTATTCGAGACTTTGCAGCATGTGGTCTTTTATTTAGACAAAATGGGGAGTACATTTTTAAAACTCATTCCTTTGTTCGAAAAGAATTTGTTGATATCTATTATGGATATTCTAAAAAAGCAGGTGAGTTTAAAAAACAAAAATTTGCTCCAATAAAAGAATGGGAAGAGCAAGGACTACTAACGGTTGTGGATGAACCGACTATTAATCCACAGCATATTGTTGATTGGTTTGTAGAAATGCGAGAACAATATGGGGTTAAAAAGATTATAGCTGATAATTTCAGAATGGAAGCAATAAGACCTTTATTAATAGCGGAAGGGTTTGAAATAGAAGTAATACGAAACCCAAAAGCAATTCATAGTTTATTAGCTCCACGTATTGAAATGGCATTTGCAAATAAACAAATTGTTTTTGATGATAATCCGCTAATGCGTTGGTATACGCAAAATGTGTTGGTTGTTATCAAAGGTGATGGAAATAAAATATATGAAAAGAAAGAACCTGTACGTAGAAAAACAGATGGGTTTCAGTGTTTTGTTCATGCTCTTTATCGTGCGGATGAGATACAAGAAGCAACTGATTTTGTTATAGGTAACATTAAGTTCTAATAAAGGGGGGTGATAACCATTGGATGGTTAGGTTCAGTATTTAAAAGAAATAAAGAACTAGAATTTATGCTAGATCTGGATTTGATTGCTGATACAGCAAATAGGCTTCACATGAAACGATTAGCACTTGATACATGCGTATCTTTTCTAGGAAGAACGATTAGTCAATCTGAATTCAGGGTAAGAAACGGTAAAACATTTGAGAAGAATGAGCTTTATTATCGACTAAACGTTAGACCGAATAAGAATATGACCGCAAGTACCTTCTGGGAAAGATTTATTCGTAAACTTATTTATGATAATGAATGCTTAGTCATACAAGCTGATGATGGTGATTTACTTATTGCCGACGGATTTCAGCATAACGAATATGCTGTATATGAAGATGCTTTTACAGATGTAACAGTAAAAGATTACACGTTTAAGAGAAGTTTTAAACAAAGCGAAGTAATTCACTTAAAGTATCGAAATGATAAATTATCTCCACTTATCGATGGATTATTTGCGGATTACGGAGATTTATTTGGTAGGATATTAAACTCACAGAAGCGTAAAAATCAAGTTCGTGGCACGGTTGATATGGATATGATTGGTGCTAAAACAGAAGAACAAATAGCGAAGTTACAAGAGTTTATAGACAACATGTATAAGTCGATTGGCTCAAAAGATATAGCTATTGTCCCACAACAAAAGGGTATTAATTATAACGAGATATACAACGGTGTTGCGAATGGCCCAAGTGTGGAAGAAATCAATAAAGTAACAAATGGTTTCTTAAATCAAGTAGCTATGGCATTTGGTATTCCAGCAGCTCTGATATATGGGGAAATGGCTGATGTAGAAAAGCAAACGAAAAATTATATGCTTTTTACAGTACGGCCATTATTAAAAAAGCTATCTGATGAAGCGAACGTTAAATTCTTTGAAATGAGTGAATATCTTTTGGGACGAAGAATTGAGGTTAAGGCTGTTTCCTATCAAAGTATTTTTGATCTTGCGACAAGTATTGATAAACTCATTTCTTCAAGTGCATTTACAGGAAATGAGATTCGATCAGAAGTAGATTATGAAGATTCTGATGATCCAAACCTAAATATCCACCATATTACGAAGAACTATACAAAATTAAATGAATCTGAAGGAGGGGAGAAAGAAAATGACGGTGAAAATTGACGTGAAAGGCCCAATTATTTCTAATGATGAAGCTTGGATTTATGATTGGTTTGAAATGGATGCTACAAGCCCAAGTAAGATTTCAAAAGAACTTGAAAATGCAAATGGCGAGGAATTAATTGTATCAATAAATAGTCCTGGTGGTTATGTAAATGAAGGTTCAGAGATTTACACGGCATTAAAAAATTATCCTGGTCATGTAGAAGTTCAAATTGTTGGTTTAGCAGCAAGTGCAGCATCATTTATTGCGATGGCTGCCGATAAAGCCCGCATTTCTCCAACAGCACAAATCATGATTCATAATGCTTCTATGTGGAATGGTGGTGATCATCGTGACATGGAAAAGGCGGCAGAGATGTTAAAAATAACAGATCGAGCAATTGTAAACGCCTATGTCATTAAAAGTGGTAAATCAGAAGAAGAACTACTTAATATGATGGCTGAAGAGACTTGGATGGGTCCACAACAAGCATTAGAAAATAATTTTGTAGATGAAATCATGTTCATGGAGAATCCAGTTAAAATGACAGCTTCAAGTGCCACTTCTACTATGATCCCGCAGAAAGTAATTGATGGTTTTAGAAATGGAACAATGGGAAAAGGTCAAGGAATTACAAAAGAAGATTTAAATACAGCATTATCAGGGTTAAAAGGTGAAATCCTGAATGATTTACAAACGAATACAAATCCAAAAGAGCTTATTCCAGAACCTGTTAATACAAAGCAAAATCTGAGTAAGCTCTTTTTAACTTTAGGAGGAAAATAAAATATGGTTATTAAATTCAATAACTTTGAAGAGAAGAAATTAGCTTTTGCGAAAGCAACACAGGAAGGTACAACAGAAGAACAATCGGCAGCATTAAATTCTATGATTGAAGCACTTGCTACAGATGTTCGTTCAGATATCTTAAATCAAGTGAATGAATCAATGGTAGATCGTTCTATTATGCAATCTCGCGGCGCTAATGTATTAACAAGCGAGGAAATGAAGTTCTTTAATGCAGTTGTGGGAGAAGGTGGCTTTAAGTCTACTGAAACTTTACCTAAAACAACTCAAGAACGAATCTTTGATGATTTAGTTGAAGATCATCCTTTCTTACAACATATTGGTTTAGAAAATTTAGGGGCTGTAACAGAATTCATTTACGGCGATCCAGAGGGTGCAGCAGTATGGGGACCGTTATTTGATGGTATTAAAGGGCAACTAAATGCTACATTCCGTAAAGATAGCATTTCACAACTTAAATTAACAGCGTTTATTCCATTAGCAAACGACATGTTGAAACTTGGACCGGTATGGGTAGAACGTTATGTTCGTACAATGATTACAGAGGCAATGAAAGTGGGTTTAGAACGTGGCTTTGTAGCTGGTACAGGTAAAAATGAACCTATCGGGTTATTAAAAGATCCAAGTGGAAGTGTTGTGAATGGAGTATATCCAGATAAGAAGCCAGTAGGCACTTTAACATTCGAACCAGGTCGTAAAACAATCAATGAATTAAAAGGTGTTGTTAAACTACTAGCTAAAAAATTAAATGCTGATGGTTCGGATGCAGATCGACCAAAAAATATTGCTGGTAAAGTAGTAATGGTAACTAATCCGTTTGATACTTTTGATATTCAAGCGAACGCAACAATTCAAAATGCGGCTGGAGTATATGTAACAAGCTTGCCATTTAATCCAATCCTTACAGAATCGGTGTTTGTACCTCAAGGGAAAGTATTATTCTTTGTAAAGGGTCAATATGTTGCAGCGATGGGTGGAACAGAGCCAATCAAAAAATATGAAGAAACACTAGCTTTAGAAGATGCGACAGTTTATATTGCTAAGCAATATGCTACAGGTAAACCAAAGGATAAATACACTTCACAAGTTTACACATTAAAACTTGAAGAAGTAATGCCACCAACACAAGGATGATGTGAATGGATACAGTAATTTTAAATGAAATATTACAGCAATTCAAAGATAGGATGCGATTAGGTGATGACGAAGACGATAACCTAAGACGTATCCTTTTTGCATCCAATGAGGCTCTAATAAAAGTGTGTGGATCGTATGACATAACCAAAGATGAGACGTTCAAAGAATTAGTTTTTGAGCGTTCTCGTTATGTTTACAATGATGCACTTGAGTATTTTACTAAGAATTTTTTAACCGAAATTAATAGTTTTGGCATTGCAAAAGCTTTAGAAGAAATAAAATTGGACGGTGATTAATATGCGTCTTTTTCAGTACAAAAAACCACTGAATTCCGGTGATTTTAGAAATCAAATTAGCATTGAACAACCTGTAGTAATAAAAGATGAATTAAACCAAGTAATCGAAACATCTTGGCAAGGAGTTAAAAAAGCATGGTCAATGATAAAAACGGTAAAAGGATCTGAGTATGTTGAAGCTGCAGCTTCACAAGCTACTCGGATCTATCGTTTTGTAATCCCTTATACATCAGGAATTACAGAAGAAATGCGAGTTAATATGAAAAATCGTATCTTTGATATTATCGAACCGCCAATGAATGACGATGAAATGTATCAAACATTGACTATTATTGCAAAGGAGCATACTTGATATGAATGATTTTGCGAGTGAGCTTGCTAGAGAATTACAAAGATATGCGAATATTGTGGAAGAAAACTTAGAAAATGAAATTGATGAAGTGGGAGATATTGCTGTCGGTAAGTTAAAGCAAGGTAGCCCTAAAAAAACAGGTACTTATCGTAAAGGATGGCGTAAGAAAAAAGAAGGTAATGGCGTTGTCCTCCACAATACATAAGGACAACTAACGCATCTTTTAGAAAAGGGACATGCGAAAGTCGGTGGTGGTCGAGTTCCAGCACAAGTTCATATTCGTCCAGTTGAAGAGTATGTAATTGATGAATTGCCAAAACGTATTGAAAGGGCGGTCGGGCAATGACATTAGGTGAATTAACAAAAATCCTTGAAGCTACAGGCTATCCTGTGGCTTATTCGCATTTCACAGCAACGCCAACCAATCCAATTCCAGCGCCACCTTATATTTGTTTCCTTGTGGATGGTTCAGCCAATCTCATGGCTGATAACAAGGTCTATCACAAGATAAATGATTTAAATATAGAGGTTTATACAACTAAAAAAGATTTAGTTGCAGAAGCCAAGCTTGAACAAGTCCTAGATGATCATGAAATTCCTTATGATTCGTATGGGACTTTTATTGAATCTGAAAAGTTGTATCAAAAAAATTATGAAACGAGGTTGATGTAAATGAATGAAAACAAAGTAGCCTTTGGTTTGAAAAATGTCCATTATGCACTCTTTGATATTAAAGATGGTGTCGTTACATTTAGTACACCAATTCCATTGCCAGGTGCGGTTGAATTAACGTTTGATCCGCGGGGGGATTTAATTGAATTCTACGCGGATGACATGCTTTACTATGCAGCGAGTAACAACCAAGGGTATGACGGAACGTTATCTATTGCGACTATTCCGGAACAATTTGCTGTTGATGCATTAGGTGAGGAATTAGACGAGGAAGATGGCGTGTTAAATGAGTTAGCTGATGCGAAAGGAAAATCATTTGCATTATTATTTGAATTTGATGGTGATGTACGAGCAACGCGCCACGTTATGTTTAACTGTTCAGCAAGTCGCCCAACACTTGCATCTAAAACGAAAACAAATTCAGCGGAGCCAAATACAAATGAACTTAAATTTGTATCAAGTCCTATTGATATTAACGGAAAACGTATGGTTAAAACGAAAACTACAACTAAATCAAAACAAGCGATTTATGATAATTGGTACAAAAAAGTGTATACAAAAGTACCTGCATTACCGAAAGGAGCATAAGTAGATGGAAAAGACAATTTCAATAGATGGAAAACAAGTCAGATTAAAAAGTACAGCAGCAACAGTTAAACGATATAAAGCACAATTCAGACGTAATTTATTTGCAGATATGATGGGATTAGGAGCAATTAGTACATTAACTTCATCAGATGAATCACAACAACCTATCGATACATCTAATCTTGATTTAAGTAAAGTGGATTTTGAGCTTGTTTATGATTTGACCTGGTTATTCGCTAAAACGGCTGATCCAAGTATTCCTGATCCTATAGTTTGGCTTGACGGTTTTGAAGAATTTCCCATTGAAGAAATCATGCCAAACATAATGGAACTAGTTCAAGTCACTATGGGAGCAAAAAAAAAATAAAAGAAAATAATGGAGAGCAAGGGACATTCAGTGATGAAGAATTAACCACTGATTTGTTCCTTGCTCTTTGTTATAAAGCAAAATTAACGCATTGGGACTTAGAAACCATGACAATCGGTGATTGTTTTGATTACATCGCAGAGTTTGCTGAAATGGAGAATCCAGACAAAGAAAAAGTTAGAAAAGCAAACCAAAAAGATTACGATGCATTCTAAGAAATGAGGTGAGAGAATGGCAGGAAGAATTAAAGGGATTACGATAGAAATCGGCGGAAATACTCAACCGTTACAAAATGCTTTAAAAGATGTAAATAAACAAAGTGATGCCTTGGCTAAAGAATTAAAAGATGTTGAACGCCTGTTAAAGTTTGATCCAGGTAATGTGGAAGCATTAGCACAAAAACAAAAATTACTTACACAACAGATTGAAAATACAACGCAAAAGCTAGATAAATTGAAAGCAGCGGAACAACAAGTACAAGCTCAATTTCAAAACGGTAAAATTTCTGAAGAACAATATCGTGCATTCAGGCGTGAAATTGAATTTACAGAAGGGTCACTTAATGGTCTTAAAAATAAGCTAGGAAACATGAAGGCTGAACAAGAGAATGTAGCGAGTTCCACAAGGCAATTAGAAACATTGTTTAGAGCTACAGGAAAAAGCGTTGATGATTTTGCTGGAGCATTAGGAAATCGTCTTGTGAATGCAATTAAAAGCGGAACAGCTACAAGTCGCCAACTAGAACAAGCGATTGGAATTATTGGTCGTGAAGCATTAGGAACTGAAGCAGATATTGAAAAATTACAACGGGCGCTACGATCTGTGGATGCTGGCAATTCAATACAACAAGTGCGAAACGAATTACGAGACTTACAACAAGAAGCCCAAAGGACAGAAAGAGAATTTCAAGAATTAGATATAGGCTTAGAAAACGTACTTGGTGCAATGGTAGCTGGTGGCGGAATTGCCGGGACAATCGAAAAAGCACTTGATATGTCCAAATTAAAAACAAAGATTGATATCACTTTTGATGTCCCAGAGTCTTCGAAGAAATCAGTAGAAGAAGCTGTGAGAGGCGTTACCGCTTATGGCGTTGATGCTGAGGCATCTTTAGAAGGTGTTCGTAGACAATGGACATTAAATAAAAATGCTAGTGATGAGGCGAATGCAGCGATTGTAAAAGGAGCGGCAGTTATTGCTAACTCTTATGAAGGAGTAGATTTTACTGAGTTAATTCAAGAAACAAATGAAGTAGCTGCGGGTATAGGAGTATCAAACGATCAAGCTTTAGCTTTAATGAATTCTCTATTAAAAGCAGGATTTCCACCAGAACAATTAGATACAGTAGCAGAGTATGGAATGCAAATGCATGAAGTTGGGTTCAGTGCTAAAGAAATCCAATATATTTTTGAACAGGGAATAGATACGAAAACTTGGAACATCGATAATCTCAACGATGGGGTTAAAGAGGGGCGATTAAATCTTAAAGGCTTTAGTCAAGAGGTTCCAAAAGCAATGACTGAATTACTAGAAGGTACAGATGTCTCTGCTGAAAAAATGAAAGAGTGGGGAAATGCAGTTGTTAGCGGAGGGGAAGCTGGCTCGAAAGCTATGTCTGAAGTTGCGCAATGGATAGACGGGATTAAGGATAAATCGCTTCAAGATGCTATCTCAATGGAAATCTTTAAAACAAAATGGGAAGACCAAGGGAAAAATTTACTCGCGGTTTATAAAGGCGTAGACAAAGCACAGGATAAGACAAAGCAAAACCAAGATCAATTAAATGAATCTGTTCAAAAGATGGATGCTAATCCAGCTGTGAAATTTCAAAAAGCTATGCAAGATTTACAAGTTGCTCTCGAACCATTGCTAGGCGTTGTCGCCGATGTTATTTCTAAATTCGCTGAATGGATTTCTAACAATCCAGAGTTGGCAGCGACATTAGCAGCAGTAGCAACCGCTATTGGTATAATATCGGGTGCAATCATGGCACTTGCACCTATAGTTGTAACCGTCATGAGCTTTTTAGAAGTTTCAGCATTAGTAGCAGCTGGGATTGTCGCCATTGTTCCAATTATCATAGCAGCTATAGTTGCTCTAGGTTTTGCTATTTATAAAAATTGGGACGATATCAAAAATTGGACAATAGAAACCTGGAATTCTATTAAAGAATATTTGATAGAACTTTGGAACGGAATTGTTCAATCATCTAGTGGAGTCTGGAATTCATTTTTAGAAACAATGCATTCATTCTTTGATCCAATAGGTCAGTTTTTTAGCGATTTATGGACAGGAATAGGCGAGATATGTAGTAGTACCTGGAATTCTATTGTCGAATTTTTCTCAGGAGCTTGGGCTTCATTCACTGAAATGATGCATAGTTTCTTTGATCCGATAGGGGAATTCTTTAGTAGCTTGTGGTCTGGAATTGTTGAAACAGCTTCCTCTTGGTGGACTTCTTTAGTTACAACAGCTTCCGAACTGTGGGGAACACTCGTACAAGCTTGGCAAGAGACTTGGAACACGATTCTCACTGTTTTAGATCCAATTATTTCAGCAGTTTCTACCGTTTTAGAAGCTGGATGGCTACTTATTCAAGCCGGAGTACAAATTGCATGGGCGGCAATTTGCCAATATATTATTCACCCAATTCAAGAGGCTTACAATTGGGTGAGTACAACAATCAGTGAAATGGTTACTTGGCTTGGTACACAATGGGAAATTGCAAAAGTTGTGGCACAAATAGCCTGGGGATTATTTAAGCAATATATCATTCAACCAGTCGTAGACACTTGGAACTTAGTAAAAGAAAAGTTCAGTGATTTAGTTTCATGGCTAAATTCACAATGGGAGACAATAAAATCATATACATCAGCAGCGTGGAGCTTGGTAAAACAGTATGTTATCCAGCCAGTGCAAGAATTATGGAATGCAACAAAAGAAAAGTTAAATGATTTAGCAAATTGGATACTAGGAAATTGGGCGAAAATCCAATCTTATACACTTGCAGCATGGCAATTAGTTTATAAATATGTTATTGATCCGGTTATTTCAGCCTATAATTCTACGAAAGAAAAATTCGGTGAAATGTATAACAGTGCGAAAGAAAAATTTGATGCTATAAAAAATGCAGCACAAGAAAAATTCGATGTGGCTAAACGTAACATCATTGATCCAATCAAAGAAGCGGTTGGTAAGGTAGAAGAATTTATTGGGAAGATTAAGGGATTCTTTAGTGATTTAAAATTAAAAATCCCCAAACCTGAAATGCCATCAATGCCACACTTTAGCTTAGAAACTAGTACAAAAAATGTTTTAGGTAAAGACATTACTTATCCGTCAGGAATTGGCGTGAAATGGAATGCAAAAGGTGGTATTTTTACTCGTCCAACTATTTTCGGAATGAATGGTGGACAACTTCAAGGTGCTGGAGAAGCGGGACGAGAAGCGGTGCTTCCCCTTAATAAGAAGACACTTGGAGATATTGGTGCAGGCATCGTAGCAGCCATGCCACGACAACAATTTGCTATGCTAGGAGAAATAAATCAATTAATAGGTGATATGAGCCGTATAATGGCTAGTTCTGTGAGCCAATTATCAGGATTAAAGAATGTCATGAGTGGTGTGTATGGAAATATGTCAAATAGCAAACAGGCTATGACAAGTAGTGTATCAAATCAAGTATTTAATAACTCATTTGGATCATCTGACGGTGGAGCAATTCCGATGCTTGGCGGTGATTTGGTTGTTGAAGTTCCTGTTGTTATAGAGGGGCGAGATGTGGCGCGTGGTACGTATCGATATACAACCGACTACCAAGAAAGAGAAAAACAAAGAGACTCAGCCTTTTAGGTTTGGGTTTCTTTATTTTATAAAGAAATGAGGTGTCAACATGAGTTCTTTTACATTTAACAAAATACGTAAAGGCTTTATTCAAATTGCGAAAGGATGGAAAAGACCTACTTGGGCCCCATTGAAACGAAATTTTCTAAACGTTCCAGGATATCCAGGCGCAAGATTGTTAAACACACAAACAGAAATGCGCGTTTTATCTATTCCGGTAGGAATTATAGTGCCTGATGGATATAACTTAGAAAAGCTGAAAGAAGAAATTGCAAGTTGGCTAATAACAGATCAACCCGCAGAACTTATTTTTGATGTAGAACCAAACAGAACGTATTTAGCAATTGTGGATGATAGCTTTGATCCAGATGAATTTGTAACACTCGGAATAGGAACGCTTAAATTTATTTGTCCAATGCCTTACAAATTAGGACCAATTCGAAATGCAAAAGCAAAACTAGAACAAAATAATAGTATTAAAATGGATGCTTTGAATGAGGGAAGTGTATTTTCAGAACCGAAATTCAAGATACAGGTAGAGAATCCGTCCACATTCATCGATATTATAAATAAAAGTGGAGGTCAACATTTTCGTATAGGATATCCCGTTAAGATAGATGAAACGCCAATAAGTAGGTATGAATTGGTTATGCATGATAAAGCGAATTCGCTAGTGGGTTGGACGGAAGTGGGAAAAGATTTTGTTTCAGATTACGGAATCGTAGCAGGGAAAATGATAGCGGATGGCGCACGTATCATGCCATCTGATTACGGTCAAGGGCAATTTTGGCACGGACCAGCAGTGAAAAGAAGTATTACAGGTGGACCGCTACAAGATTTCACACTTGATGCAATAGTTGAATGTCGAAACTTAAACCCTGCAACTATGGGACGTGTAGAACTGTATTTATTAGATGAAAACAGCATTGTAGTTGGAAAAGTAGGTATGTTTGATGCATATAGAAATTCTAGCGAGAATTTCGGTGAGGTTATGGCAGGGAACGGTGACTACAATCATCTGATTATAGCGGAAACTGGTTATTATCGTTCAACTTGGAATAATTTTTATGGCCGTCTACACATTGCACGAGTAGGGAACTATTGGCAAGGTGATATTGCCTTGCTTGATGAAAAAGGAAATTACCATACAGAAAGATTTGCCCAATGGTGGGATACAGGCAATAGTTTTATGAAAAAAGTCGCTCAAATTGTTGTGCATATATGCTCGTTTAGTGATGCACCATCATTAATTGCAGCCGTGCACGATATTAAAGTGCAAAAAGTAAATAGCAATACAGCACGTCAAATACCTTATATTGTTCAAAAAGGAGATCTTGTAGAAATCGATTCATCGGATGCAAGTATTCGTATTAACGGAGCAGATGCGATAAATATAAAGGATTTTATGAGTGACTATATACGAATTGAAAAAGGAAAGAATGAAATAGAAATATTCCCAAACAACATTGGACAGGTAGATGTCACATATAGGGAGCGTTATCGATGAGTAAAGCAAATAATCTATTACACATTGTGGATTTTAAAACAGAGCAAATTATTGGAGTTTTAAAAGAACAACATTACTGGGATGATAAGCGTCAGTGGGAGCTTAAGAATAATGTAGACAAGCTTGAATTTACTGTATCTGATGGTACAAAAGAATCTGCCAAACTCATGCAACAAAACCTTATTGTTAAACAAACTCGTGACGGTACTTTTGTTTCATACATTATTACAGAAGTAGAACAAGATTCAACTGGTCGTCTCAAAAAGATTTATACACTTGGTGAACATACAAAGCTAAAGAAAGCGACTGTGATTAAACCACAAACTTTACAAGCTACTACAGTCAATGAATCTACGGACGTTGCTTTACAAGGTACAGAATGGAAACGCGGGGATACTGAGTATAGTGGTGTACGTACCATTCCTATTAAGGATTTTACAAATCCGCTTGACCTCTTAAAACAAATCGCATCTACGTTTGAACTTGAGATTCGTTTTAGAACAGAAATACTGGGATCTTTTATTGTTGGTCGTTATGTAGATTTAGTAAAAAAGGTGGGCCGTGACAATGGAAAAGAGTTTTTACTAGGAAAAGACGTACAAGGCATTCGACGTATTGAGAGTAGCCAAGATATAGTAACTGCTCTTGTAGGTGTTGGTCCACAAAATAGTGAAACTGGTGAATTTCTAACATTTGAAGAAATAAACAATGGAAAAATTTATGTAGGAAATAATGATGCTCTGCAACGTTGGTCGAAAGATGGTAAGCATTTATTTGATATTTATTTACCGCAAACAGAAGACCAAGATATGACGAAGGAAAGACTTAAACAATTAACAGAAGCAGAATTAAAGAAACGAATTAATACTTCTACTTTATATGAAGTAAATGCAGTAGCACTTGAAAAAGTGTTCGGTTTATCTCATGAAGCGGTTCGTAAAGGCGATATGGTACGAATAAAAGATATCGGGTTTAGTCCACCACTTTTCTTAGAAGCTAGATTAATAGGAGCAGATGAATGTGACATGGATCCATCGAAAGATAAATATATCTTTGGTAATTATCGTGAAATTAAAGATACACGAAGCCCTATTGATAGGTTATACGCGCAAATCATGGGTAGCTTATCAAATAAAGTATCTAAAGAATTACTAGATACGTTAGATAAAAAGCTTCAAGAAAACGTAAAAGAAACAGAAATCATTCGAAAAGAATCGGAAGCAGCAAAGAAAATTGCTGAACAAGTAGCTGAAAACTTGAAGAATAATACCGTTGATATTATTGAAGGCGTAAATCCACCAACAGAAAACTTAAAGGATAGAAAAACGTTGTGGCAAGATATCAGCAAAGGCAAGCCTGGTATTCTGAAATTGTGGAAGGATGGTAAATGGGATCCTGTTGTTCCTGATGTGGAATCCGTTAAGAAAGAAACATTGGAACAGGTGAGCAAAGATATCGAGACCACAAAAAGTGAATTAAATCAAAAGGTTCAAGAAGCTCAAAAACAAGCAACAGGGCAATTTAATGAAGTGAAAGAAAGCTTACAAGGTGTTAGTCGTACCATTTCTGATGTGCAAAATAAACAGGGTGAAATTGATAAGAAGGTAACAAAGTTTGAGCAGGATTCTAACGGGTTTAAATCATCTATTGAATCGTTAACTAAAAAAGATACGGATATCAGCAATAAATTAAATACAGTCGAGCAAACTGCGGAAGGCACAAAAAAGAAAATATCTGATGTGCAACAAACAACAAATGCCCTAAGTAAAACAACAACTGAAATTAAAGAAGAAGCAGGGAATATCTCAACAAAGTTAGAGCAGGTTGAAGCTCGTACTGTAGGTGGTGAAAACTGGCTAATCAATACAGGTCCAAACGAAAGACCTCAAACAAGCGGGATGATCGGTGGCGCGGTATTGAATAAAGTTACATCATTTGTTCAAACTGGCGAATACGTAGCGATTGAATGTCAAGATCATACAGACGCCTTTTATCAATTCCATCTAGATAACACTAAGATAGGGGACTTTGAAAAAGGGAAAGATATAACAATATCTTTAGACCTTCAAAATGATGTGCTTTTAGATTTTATTTTATTCCAATACATCAACGGATCGTGGAGTGAGTCAGTACAAAAGCCTGTGCCAGCTAAAGACTGGCGTCGTGAGTCATGGACGTTTAAAATCGATGTTCGTGCTACTGGTTGGGGATTTAGAATTCGTTTTGCTAGAAATGAAGCATCTAAAGGGAAAAGGTTCCGTTTCAAGAAAGCTAAATTAGAAAAAGGATCTGTTCCAACAGACTTCAGCAAGTCAACATATGAGCTGGAGCAAAGTGTGACTGGAATCAAAGAAACAGTAACAAAAGTAGACAATAATCAAAGTGGATTTGATAAGCGTGTAACAGCAGTAGAAAAAACGGCTGACGGTGTTTCTCAAAACGTTGGCAAGTTACTAGAAATACAAACGGCACAAGGTAAACAGATTTCCGACGCGCAATCTACAATCAAACAACATTCTAATGCACTGGATCTGACTGTGAAGATGAAAGATGTTGAGAACTATGTAGGCGGTCTTGGATCTATTAATGAGATTCGTGACGCTGGTTTCACTCAAGGGAATAAATACTGGGGGTGGGCTACTGGGCACTCTATAGATCCTAACCTAAAGTATAAAGGATACAATTCGTTTTCTATGAACACTACAGGACAAACCAAGGATGTATGGTGGGGCGCTTTTAGTCAATTTATAGATTGTTTTCCTAATGAAGATATTGTTACTTCTGCTTACTTTAACACTGATGGAAAAGTTCCAATTGATAATGGTGTATTTATCGAGTTGGAATTTTGGCAATCAAATAAAACAACCCGAATTTCAACTGCTAGAGAAAGAGTTCAAATCATTAACAACACTTGGGTCAGAGCTATTTGTACAGCTAAAGCTCCGGCAGGAACTGGATTTGTAAGGTTTCGACCATACGTACAAAGAAATGGTAGAGCTTGGTTCTGTATGCCTATGCTGCAGCGAGGTAAAGTCGCTACAGAATTTTGGTTACATCCGAAAGATCAAACTGATGCTGATAAAATGATTGAAGATATTGCTAATAGAGTAGCTACTAAGGATTACAATACAAAAGTAACAGAGTTAGAAAGAAGTATCAGCGCTACTGAAAAAGGCGTTTCAATTATTACTGGAAAACAAGAAACGTTTATGAATGAGACGTATAATGCCTATGTAAAGAAAACAGAATCTAGGTTAGAAGTGTTAGATGAAGGGATTCTAGCACAGATTTTAAAGGATGGCATCATGACTTCTATCAATATGTCACCTGGTACGGTTACAATTGATGCCCAAAAACTGAATATTAATGCCGATACAATAGTTAAATGGCTAACAGCAAAAGGAATCAACGCTGATGTCATTAAAATCAGTGGTGATAAAGTAACGATTGATAAAAATGGTATTACAGCAAAAATGGCTGACTTCTTTTTTGAAGATGAGCGCGGGCAGAAATTTTCAGTAACACCAAGGAAGAATCTCATTCCAGATCATGACTTTTCACACATTTCTTTTACTACTGTTAATAATAATTTTTTGAAGATCGAATACAGTCCTACATGGACAATTATGTCTAGTCCATATATTGAGAAACCAGTGGTTAATAATTACGAGCCAATGGTTAATCCGATGCGGATAGATTTAGGAAACTGGATTCGATTTACATTATTTGAAGGGGTAAAACCAGGTAAGACATACACATTGTCGGCCCATTTCAGAGCAACTACCAATGATAATCGTGTAAACATTACAAACAAGCCAATCATGAGAGCGGTATTCGGTAAATATAACGGTGACACTCCTGTTGAGCTTGGACGAGCATCAAAAACTTACGATGCACCAAGCATTCAAACTGGAAAAATAGTAAGATACGCTTTAACCTTCACTGTTCCGAGCAACTATGTAGAAGGAAATGGGTATGTTTATATCGATTTATTTGGCGAGGGGCTCTTAAATAATATGCAAGCAATTGCTGTATCAGGTGTTCAGTTGGTGGAAGGTGACGTTCCTTCCGTTTATAACTGGGATACAACACATGGACAACTCGTAAACGGAACACTGCCTTTTTCTACAATTGCACTTGGTACAAAAGATAATGTTATTTATCACAATCATGTGAACAAATGGAACTATATGAATGCGCCACTTGAAATCATAAGCAATGGCGAAATGATGGCACTCGTTGGAACTGATCGTGCGGGACTCAGTTTTTATCCCCGTGGTGGTGGAGAACGTAGAAGTTACATCGGTCACATTTATAACAATGAGAATAGATTCCGAATTGAATCAAAAGATCCAATTGCGACGACACAATCGATTGAATGTAATGGGATTAATGTAGGTGGTGGGTACTTTGGTTTTAATGCAGGTTCTATTCATTATACAAATGGTAGCTTAGGTTTAGGATGGTATTTCCATGATGGCAGATGGAATTATGTTAATTTCACAAATATGACTTCTAGAACATAGAGAGGAAGAGGAGTATGAATCCAGATAAGTTTATGCGTCCAATGCCACCTAATGAACAGTCACCATTCTTAGGTAGAGTAGTTGATTTGAAGAAAGATGAAAATCAGGTCACAGTTAGCATTCCAAACGATATGCTAGAATTTTGCGGTATCAAAGAAGATACAAAAGTAGAGGTTTTGGGGCTTCCTGATGGTACGCTGAGTATTCGCATTGCTACTGCATGTGACTTATGCAATAAAGGTGGCAAAGTTTACGAGATTGAGCTTTTCGGTAAAGTAAGTTTTATCTGTGCCGAAGATTATGTAAAGCTAACTGGAAAGAGCCCAGGGGCTTCTGATGAAGTGATAATTGAACATGTGGAAGAAGTAAAAAATAGAATGATAGAAGGAGCATTATCTGCAGATCAGTATTAACTAAATACATGTAAACAAGTAGGGCAGCCATGAGCTGTTTTTAATTTTAAATAAAATACGGTTTTTATAACAAAGAGGAGCGATTTCGCTGCTCTTTTTATTTTGAAATGAGGTGGTCAAAGTGGAAGGGTTACAAGAGGTAAGAAGCGATGTTCAAGAAATCAAGCAAGATTTAAAGGATATCCGCTTAGAAATTAAAAGTTTAGAAATTCGAACGACAGGTAACGAAAAGGACATTATTAATATCACTAAACAGTTAGATAAAATCGGCGCCAATACTACTTGGATATTACGACTTATTGTGGGCGGAATTGTTTTGGCAGCCCTTAATTTCTTCTTGAAAGGAGGTGGTATGTAATGTTTGAAATTACAGTAATGATTGGCATTGTAGTAGGTCTTTCGCAAATCGGAAAAACAATTGGATTACAAACAAAATATGTTCCGCTATTGAATGTAACGCTTGGCATTGTGCTAGGCGTTTTATTTTTGGGCGGAGATATAAAAACAAATGTATTTCAAGGAATCATCATTGGACTGTCGGCAAGCGGATTATTTGATCACACAAAAATTATGAAAAAGGATGTTGATGAAAAGTGAAAAAGACATTAAAACATATTTCTTCTGTAGTCTTTGCGGTTATTTTAGTTTTATCTATTGCAACAAGTGCTTTTGCTGATAGAACGCTTATTATTCCTGATTTACCGAAACAACCATACCGTTATGGTGTAGGTGCATATGAGGGTGTTGTAGCTCATTCTACAGCCACTCCAGAAGCTCCAGCTATTAATATTCAAAAATATGAGTCTCGTACATGGAGAAACGCATTTGTTCACTATGCAGTCGATTGGAACGAAACAATCCAAATTGCGGATACAAAGTACATTGCTTATGGCGGTGGACCTGCTGCGAATAAACGCTTTGTACATGTAGAGTTATGCGAAACAGCGGACTATGCAAAATTCAAGCGTTCTTATGAAAAGTATGTAAAACTTCTAGCGAAAATTTTGAAAGATAACAAGATATCTGTAGAAAAAGGATTATGGACACATAGCGATGTAACACATCACCTTGGCGGTACAGACCATGAAGATCCAATTGATTACTTAAAGTCTCATGGAGTTTCAGAATCTCAATTTAGAGCAGATGTGCAACGCGCATATAATAATGCTAATGTAGATGTTTCTGTACCGGACAAGCCATCTAAACCAGCAGAAGTACCGACAGCAGTAACAGACGGTATCGCCTATATTGAAGGTTACAACGTCAACTTACGTAAAGGGCCAGGTACAAGCTATTCTAAAATTCGTCAATTAAACAAACCAGAATCTTATATTGTGTGGGCGGAAAAGGATGGTTGGTTAAATCTCGGTGGAGATCAGTGGATTAAGAACGATCCATCTTATGTGAAGTTTAATAAGAAAAGCACAGTAGATTCTTCTATTGTTGGAAAGCGTGTTGTTTCAAAAGTTAACAATCTACGTTTTTATGATGCTCCATCTTGGCAGGACAAAGATGTGGCTGGTTCTGTAGATGTAGGATTAGGATTTACAATTGATGCGAAGGTAACTGTTAATGGTTCACCACAATATAAAGTACACAATAGCAAAGGTAAAACATACTATGTAACTGCTAATGAATTTTATATCAGTATACATTAATAGAAAGAAAAAAGGACTACTCGTAATGAGTAGCCCTTTTTTAACATCTCTTTATGCGTAACGAGAATTATATATCATAGTTACAACTTCAGCTCTTGTTGCAAACTCATTCCCGCGTGTACCATCAAAAATACCAAGTTTCTTTGCACGTCTATCTGACCCGCTGAATCCCGTTGCTGGATTCCATAAATTTTTATATCCGGCCAATGATGATGCCATTGCAGCAGCCTCGCTACGAGTCACCCAGTTTGTCCCTCTAGACCCATCTGAATAACCATGTACAACAACAAAAGCTTGTGCGGAATTAAAATTATAGTCACTATGATATTTCCACTCTTTACGCATCATCATTAACCACATGTCTTGTCGAGTTGCTAGGCTGTCCCTCATATCAGCAGTAATAATTTTATTTTGAAGAGCCCAATTTATCTGTGGGTCTGCCCAATGTGCAGATGCTTCTTTTGGAGCAAATGTTGCGAAGCCCACTGATAGCGTAACAGCTGCAGCAGCAACAACCATAATTTTTTTGATTTTTTGTAACATCTTATCCATTCCTTCCCTATGTGTTTGTAATAAATTTAATATTAGTATATTTATTTTTAATAGTAAATGGATTTATTGAGATTTGTGATATTCTTTTAGGAATAATTTGTGGAGTCCATAACAAAAGTGGAATGAAGTTAATATATTGCATAACAAGGATTCATTATGTATATGAGAAGTTATTTACTATAAAAGAATAGTTTTATGAACGAAAATAAGAGCCGTCCTATTTGGGCGGCTTCTATTTTATTTAGCATCAATAATATCGATAAATTTCAACGTCATATTATTATAAAATGCATCCGTACAAATTATAGATTTATTCAGCGGATCAATATCAACGACGGTCATATAGTTAGTAAGTAAAAAACCACCTTCGTAATATATAATCATTATTTCTTCTTCAGAAAGCAACGAACATAGTAGCATGTTCTCAATCAGTTCTTGTTCATCTTGGGTTAATGTCGGGCGTCTTACTTTCTTGAAAGGACATTAATGAGTCCAAGGTGCGTTATAAATCATTGTAATAACTTCAGCTCTTGTTGCAAACTCATTTCCACGGGTACCATCAAAGATACCAAGGTTTTCTGCTTCAAAATCAGTATACACAAACCCCCACTTAGGGTCCCATTTAATATCTGTATATACACCTTCATACATATGAAGTACCATTGAAGCAACTTCGCTACGAGTCACCCAACTAGTACCACGAGATCCGTCAGTCATGCCTATACTCATTACGTAATCACGTGCAGAGCCATAGTCAATATTAAATTTCCCTCCTAGAACTGTACGAGTAATCATCAGCCAAGTATCTTGTCGAGTCGCTAGACTATCGCGCATATCTGCTGTAACAATCTCTCTTTTAAAGGCCCAGTTCATTTGTGTGTCTGCCCAATGTGCCGATGCTTCTTTAGGCGCAACTGTTGCGAAACCAACAGATAGCATAAAAGCTGCAATAGCAACAACCATAATTTTTTTGATTTTTTGTAACATCTTATCCATTCCTTCCCTATGTGTTTGTCACGTTTTTATATTATTATATTTAATTTTATAAGTAAACGGATATATTTGAATTTACGATATTCTTTTAGGAATAATTTATGAAGTTGAAAACAAAATGGAATTCAATTAAAGGCTATGAAAGGCGGGTGGTATTAAGTTAAGTAAAACATACTATGTAACAGCAAATGAAGCTTATGTGTATGTGAAATAAAAAAAGAGTGCTCACATTATGAGCACTCTTTTTTCTATATCTCTTAATATAACCAGAAGAATTCGTGTCTGTAAAGTATAGTAATAACTTCAGCTCTTGTTGCAAAGTCGTTTCCACGAGTGCCGTCAAAAAGACCTCTAGCTTTTCCCCACGCATTTGCTTTACTGAATCCACCTTCAGGAGTCCATGCCTTGGTCCAATTATATTTTTGATAGATCATGCCTACCATTTCATTACGAGTAATCCAGTTAGTTCCACGAGATCCGTCAGAAATACCATTTCTTATTACAAACTGACGTGCTTGTTCGTAAGAGAAATCCCGTTTCCCGCCATAATAACGAGAAAGTATTAACCAAGCATCTTGTCGAGTGGCTAGACTATCACGCATGTCAGATTTAAGATACCCTTCACTCATAGCCCAATTCATTTGTTTGTCTGCCCAATGTGCAGATGCTTCTTTTGGAGCAAATGTTGCGAAGCCTACTGATAGCGTAACAGCTGCAGCAGCAACAACCATAATTCTTTTAATTTTTTTTAACATCTTTTCCATTCCTCCCCTATGTGTTTGTCACGTTTGTTATATTAATATATTAAAATTATAAAGTAAATAGATATAATGGAATTTATGATATTCTTTTAGTAATAATTTGTGAACTTAACAAGAAAATGGAATTGTATATGATTCTATTTCTCGCAAAAGAATAGTTTTAATGAACAAAAATAAGAGCCGTCCTGTTGGGCGGCTTATTTTATTTTGCATCAATAATATCGATAAATTTCAACGTTATATTATTGTAAAATGCATCCGTACAAATTATAGATTTATTCAGAGGATCAATATCAACGACGGTCATATAGTTAGTAAGTAAAAAACCACCTTCGTAATATGTAATCATTATTTCTTCTTCGGAAAGTAACGAACATAACAACATGTTCTCAATAAGTTCTTGTTCATCTTGGGTTAATGTCGGGCGTTCTACTTTCGTCTTTTCTTTAACAATCTCACGGATACCAGCGAATTGCTCCGGCATCGCAGCGAATGGAGTCCATTTAACCATTCCTCTTCCTTTTGGCATATTAGCGTTGTTCATGCTTTATGTCCCCCTAACAATGTGTTTCTATATCTTGCTGTTGCACTATTTGTATACGAAATTCCTCGTAATATGCTGTTCTTTCCAAATTTAGTGCGTATTTCGTCCATTACTTTAGTTAGTTTCATTTCTTTTTCTCGTTGTACTACGTTATCAAATAGTGAAATTTGTTCTTCGCCTTCAATGATTAAGTTAGTTAAAGAAACATTGATAGATCTAATGGGTTCTCCAGTGTAAAACTCGTGTAAAAAATATGTACAAATCTTATAAATATCCATTGTTAAATTTGTTGGTCGGTTCATAGTGTGAGTTTTTCTGAAACCATCAGAATAATTTTTGCTGTAACCAATGGAAAAATGAATAGTTTGAGCTAGTTTGTTTTGTCTTCGCATTCGATAACAAACTTCCTCGATATGCTCCAGCAAAATAATTGGGAATTCCTCTATAGTGTAATCACGCATAAGTATTTGGCTTTTACCAATAGAAGTAGTTGCTGGAACATATTTTTCTGATATACGGCTAAAATCAACGCCGTTGCTATGTAAGTGTAGTTCTTCACCAATAACGCCAAAACTTTGTTTTAAGTATTTAAGTGGGTACTGCGCCAAGTCTCCAATTGAATGTATACCTTTTCGATTTAACTTTGCTTCTGTCTTACCCGAAATTCCCCAAAACTTATTGAGTGGTCGTATTGGCCATAATTTTATGGGTACATCTTCGTACTTCCAGTATGCTATGCAATCTTTCGTTTTCTTCGCTTCCACATCTAACGCTACTTTGCTCATTAAAGGATTAGGACCAATTCCTATCGTGCATTCGATTCGTGTCTTCGCATATATTTCACGTTTGAATTTCAATGCGAATTCATACGGATCGTTAGCAAATAAATGAAGACTATCCGTAATATCCATGAAGAACTCATCGATTGAATATTGGTGAAAATCCTCAACAGGAACATATTGTAGAGCTAGTTTCGTGATGAAGTTGGAGCATTTTATATAGATGCTCATAATTGGATTTACCACAAGAATGTCTTTACGACGAGGTATTTCATACAACCGCGCCATTTTCTTAACACCTAACGCTTTTAATGGTGGCGTTGCAGCCAAAACAATTGAACCACTCCTATTCACATCACCAACTACAGCTAACTTTGTGTGAAGTGGATCTAAGCCCATTTTGATGCAACTGACTGAAGCATAAAAGCTACGAAGATCTACACATAAAACAATTCGGTTCGGCAATATTGAATAGTCATACACCGTTATTCCTCCTTAAAATACAGAACATCCGTTCTTATTATATACGAATGTACGTTCTTTAATAAAGAGATTTTTGTAAAAAATAAAAAGCTGACTACAGTTAGTCAGCTACATTGATAATTTTATTTAATATTAAAATAAACCTTTTGCATACCTAATGTTTTATAAACAAATTTGAAATCATCATTCTTTTTTATGTATTGTACAGAATAACCTTCAGCTTCAGCGCCTTTAAATACTTCACTTTGTAATGGCGTCGGAATGACAGGGTGGTGTTCTGTATCCATCTGATATACTTTTCCATCTGCAGAAACATATTCTGTATTCATAATATCATCAGAACGATACGCGAAATCAGCTGTATCTGCATCCACTACTTTGGTTTTTACTTTTACTAGAACATATTCCATGTCGTCAGCTGGAGCTTTATTGAATTCATTTTCCTGTTGAATTAATTTCCACGCTTGTTCACCTCGAAGAACCTCTTGAATAGAAACCTCGACTTTTGCTTTGTAAGACTTTGAAGTTGCCTGATCAAAAATTTTATCTTCAAAAGTTGCTGATTGCCCTATAGCTACTGGGTTTGAGCGAGAACCTGCTTTTGATTCTTCTTTTTTCTCTTCTTTTTTAGGTGAAGAACTTGATTGTTGTTCCTGTTTTGGTTCGGAATCCTTCTTTTTAACTTCCACATTTGAAGATTCTGAACAAGCACCAAGTACACTTGTAATTAATGCACTTGCAGCTACTACCTTAATTAAATTTGTTTTCATTTCTTATCCCCCTTGATATGTATAACATCGATAATAAGTATATCAAATTATCAAGGGAAATTTTACAAAAATTTTTCTAATATAGACTTTTTTGTAAGAATTTAATAAAGCTAACTCTCAAAAGAGCTAGCTTTACGAATTTATCATGTTAATAGGAGTATCCCCAGCGACAATGGCACTATGAACCTTTTGGATGTCAGGTCTGCTGATAGGTCCTTAATTATGTCTTGTTGATAATCGTTTACTCTCCATCAATCCAAATCTCTTCAACATGCATATTTAGAGCTTTTGCTATTCTGATTGCTACTGGGAGTGTAGGGATACTTTTTTCATTTAAAATTAAACTCATTGTGGAACGATAGAAGAACTATAAAAAAGTGCTAACAAGTTTGCAAACGAACTTGCTAACACCTATACGGGATAGACATAAAATATCGCTGATATGTTGCCTTCAATAATAGTCAAAATCAATTAGAAAACACTAAATCGAAATGCTTATAAAATTAAATGTGATATTAACAGTATATATTATTTCTTCTCTTTAACTTCGTATTTAGCCTCAATGAAATTTAATACTTTACCTTTTGGATCATCATTTTCAAATTGAACCGCTGTAACTGTATGTACCCCTGGTTTTAATGTATCTTCACTTAAAATAATTGACGTTTGAGTTAATTCTGCGACTTGTAATGTTTCTTTGAAAATCTTATCAACATAAACAAATGTTTGTTTGTCTCCTTGGAAGTTAGCATAATCTATACCAAGATGCAGCATTAAATCATTATTATTTGCAAATAAAACTGGTGCATTTCCATTTTCAGAGTTACCTGCAGGTGTACTAACTTTTATCTTTCCTTCTCCAACTGGTGTGGCATCTTTAGGGAAAGGATACTTACTTGTTTTTTTATTACTAGTTTTTGATGTGCTACTTTGTGCTGTATTATCTTTAGCTTCACTCTTGCTATCTGTAGAACCACATCCAACTAAAAGTCCTAATGATAATCCTGCTACGATAAATTTCTTCAT